ATCGCTGCGATTCCGGTGCTTGCGAGTCCTATTATCAGCGTTTCCGATACCGCTCCGGACATGTACGCCGATGCTGTCAGAACTGTACTGAGTATTACGATCGATCCGATCGCTGTCTTTGTGTCGCTTATTTCCATAACATCACCTTCAATCATCAAGATATACCTGCCACGGATTTATATAATATCTTTTAATTTCTTCCGGCGATAGGGGACGGTTATAAATGCGAAAACCATCAATTGTCCCCGAAAAAGTGTCAAAAGCAGATACGATACTTTTTCCAATCGCAAGATTTTTTCCAGACGTATTAAGATTTGCGGAATTATCCACACTACTGTCTGAAAAAACGCCATCTATATATATATATACTTTTCCAATGCAAGTGTCTCGCACACATGTAATATGATGCCAATCACCATCTAATGGTTCTGATGTGCTCCACACAGCCCCAACATTAGAACCATCATATACCACATATCTTATTTTTCCGTTAGTATCGGTTGTCCACATATTATAGTATCCAACATTTTGTTTTTCAAAAATTCTTGTTATCTTTCTTTGATTACTTTTAATGAAAAACATTATGGAAAAACTACCAACTCCAAAATTCAAACTTCCCCCATCACCACAATCGATATAATCATCGGTGCCGTCGAAATTCAAGCCGACGCCAGCATGCCCCGGATTCCATCCACTATCCACAGTCGATGGAAATGAAAAGTTTTTCATTGCCCCATGATTACCATACATCGACAGGTCTTGTACCTTGTCGCCATGCCCTTCGTTCATGGCAAGATGTAGGACTGGCCCTTTGTTGATCGGATTCCCCCAATCCAATGGAGTGCCGAGAGGAGGCTTTTGGTACCAGGTCATTTAAAACTCTCCAAATCCAGTTTGTTTTTTACAGCGTTTGTAAGTGAAGTAAGGGCACCATTATTGTATATTATTTGTTCAGTGAGATATTTATCAATATCGGCCTGAATCATGCATATAAACTTTGGAGCTTTATCACCAATCTCATCAGTTGGGCGATAAAAAACCGAGTAATCCTTATCGATCACGCACACACCATCGTCCCGAACCTCGACATGAATCACAACATTCCAAAGTCCGGGCTGTACACTGTTGACTCTCGCTTTTTCAACCGTTGCTACAAGTGCCATCTTTCTCACTCTCCGATTACCTTACTGATTCTCAACTTGTAGTTCAGAGTCGATCCATCTGCATCATACGAGTTGTCAACGACAAGCTGTGCCCTCATCGCTGATGTTGGAAGCGTAATATTCTGGTTCATTGCAACATTAAAAATCGCTGTATTTACAGCGTGGGCGTTTGCAGTACCCCTAAGAATCGATACCGAATTTGTCGCCTGCGCAGACTCAAGTACTATTTCAGAGTTTGCGAGCGTAGAATCCTCGATGAACAGGTACTTTCCGAGCACCGTAAGTGCATGCCCAGTCAGCGTAATGTCTGTGCTTCCTGCTGCAAGTGGATCGTCTTCGATTAGGTCGGTTGCTGCAGTGCCGATAACACCAATGAAATCAGCCCAGTCCTGCCAGTCTTCATCTCCTGACTCGGAGCCAGAGATTTGCACGAGAAAACGTGTTCCTGTGTGTGCAGTAGTCGTATCAAGAGCCGCTTGAATATGGAGGATCGACTTATATGCATCCGACAGGTCTACTTCGGCCGACTTTGCTATCGTGTTCTGTGCCACCGATGTCCAGTCCTGTATATTTGCGGTGTTTTTTGTTATTGGTGCACTTGATCGTCGTATCATCATTGTAATCACCTCAGTGGAAGTACGTTGCTTTCAGGACGCCGGACGCTGCGCCGGTGCGGATCGCTTTGAAGTTCGCTATCTGTGCTGCGCTGTTAAGGGTGATTGTGTCGCCGACTTCGACCAGATGCCCTTCACTTGAGGTGGGGGGGGTGCCGTCGTCCCGGATGCGGATCTGTGCAGTCTCGAGCGTCATCTCTGCTATGGTTGCGTCCAGATACGTTCCTGCTGTGAGACTTACCGCGCTGTCTGCGACTGTGATTGATTCATAATCGAATGGAGTTAAGCCCTCTATTGTTACTTTATTATATGTCATTTTATCCGCACCTCATTTTATAATTATAAAAATGGTGATGGGATCAGATACCCATCGCCAAAAGCCGTACTCCTGTGACACCGCTCAGGTCGGTCGTATCGGTGACCTCGGTCATGGCGCCATCCGCTGCCGCGTCATAATCACACCAGTACGCCTTGATCTTTGAGTTCGTATAGTCGTACTCAAATACATATCCGCTTGTCGGAGAAGGTATTACCATATCAACTACGCTCAATCCGAGATCCGCTGCCGTCAATGCCTCCCCGTTCGTGGGATACGAACTGTCAAACGCAATATCCACCGTACGGACGCGCTTGTTTCCGAACACACTTCTCTTCTGTATTGCTACTGTTAGAGCCATTTACTTATCCTCTTTTTGTAGTGTTGTTGTAGGGATATGATGAGATGACTTCGCCCGAGTGGCACGGACCCGCTTCTTTGATGTAACACGAAAGGGCGAACCACGCGCTTCTTTCCCGCGGTAGAACTCAATGTCTTCCTTGTCAGTGATCTTGAGTGGCTGCCCCCGGAAGAACGTGTATTGCTCTCCTCCGGGTCTGCCATGCACAAGCGCACCGTCCTCGCCGATATACGTTACTGTGGTCATCTCATCAACTCCGTCTACTTAAGGTCTCTTAACTTCCCCTGAGCCTTGAAGTTCGTGCAGATCAGTTCCGCCATAGTCCGATACATACCTTCGTCGCCGATCTTATCGATTCCGAACGGATCGCCTTTCGACATCCCTGCCTCGAAATACTGTGTCGGCTTCGCGACTTTGATCTTCAAGAATTCGGTGTTTAAGAAGTATGCTCGGCTGATTGTATCTTTGGGCACATCCTTGCTTGTGATAATCGGGATGCCCCGATAAGATGCAACACTGAACCCGGCATTGATCCCTTCAACAGTTACGCCGTTCACGCCAACAGAAACCTGTTTGGTGTCCGTGTACCGCTGCATGGTTAGCTGTTCCTGCAGGATACGATCAAGCGTGTCCTCACCTGTGAGGATCACATTCGGTTTGAATCCGGAATTGACTTTGATCGTTCGGATTGCGGTGTCGAGCATGTCCATCGTGAACGTCCTGTCTGTGCCGCTGTTGTGATCTACGTATGCGTCCGCCCACGTCGCCGCAGCATCTCGGTCAAGACTGTATATGTCAAGGTCCCCAGCGGTTTGTCCAACTCCGCTGATTTCTGAATACGATCCGACTACCCGATCGATTGATTCGACATTATTGCCTGCCAGCGTGTCGTTGTCAGTCAAGAGCATCTTATTGAGATGCTCGGCATGCTCCGCGCTGAAATACTCCCGCAGTGCGCCCATCGTGTCGCCAAGAGAGTCATCAACTGTTCCAAGGAACTGCTGCACTTCGGACGCCGCGAACGCGTGTGCAACCGTCTTTGGCTTCGTGCTGACCGTCGCCCATGTCGGTTTTCCGGTCTCAGGTATCGCCGCATTCTCCGCAACGCCTCCAACAGGGGGAGTGTCGCCTCTTGCGGTGATTACTCTCCATCCGCTCTGTGTCCATGGAATCTTCGGAAGCAACGACCATGCGTTAATCTCCTGATTGAGCTGCACCCAGCACTTCGCACCGTATATCGGGTTATATACGCCGGTCGTGGTCGAGACTACCGGCTCGTCGGCTTTCGTCAGGAACTGGCGCATCTGAGGATCGATGTAATACATCTCCTCAAGGTCTTGGATTGTCTTGATGAATCCGCGCATTCATGCCACCTCCATGTGATTGAGTTCCTCAAAGGACATCTTACTGATCTGATCAAGAGTCAATGCCTTCGGTGCATCATCCTTAATCAGTGGCTTTGCACCTGCCATAGCAGGACGTTCCGCTGCTACAAAGCCAGCCTTCTGCAATGCCTTTGTGAGTGCCGGCTGGACGTTCTTCTCAACAGCTGCTGCGACTGCCTTCTCGATGGTGTCTGTGCTGATCTTCGGGGTTTCTGTCTTCTTGATCTCCTCTTCCTCTTTCGGTTTTTCCTCTTTCGGTGTTTCCTCTTTCGGCTCTGCGTCGTCTGCTTTCTCAACAGGAGCAACGATTTCCTCGACTGCATCCATCCTTGAGGTTAGGCTCTGTAGCAGGTCGATAACCGCTTCGAGCTTGGTCTCAATGTCATTACCGGCATCCTCTTCTGCAGGAGGTGCCAGAGTCGTCTCATCTTCTTTACGCACGGTGTTATCCCCTTCTGAGGCAGACGGGGTTTCCGCCGTGGTCTTTTCGATTTCATTGTCTGCCATGATTACCTCATTTTTTGTCAATAGCCCGTCTTCGGGCATGACTGTAATATCTGATTTAGCGAGTTCATTCACTGCCATGATTGTCGCTTCTGTATTTGCCGGCTTTTCGACGGCTGAACCTTCCCATAGCTCGATACCATTAATCTGCACATAGCAACCATCCCCCCCACATACGACATTCTGTTTTCCCGGTAGAGCCATACCGCCAATCGACATCCCGCCATAGTCACCACTGAGGATCTTGTGCCACATCTCATCATCGATACTGAAATCATCGTAGACCTGCCAACCGACGACAACCTCCTCGCCCTTGTCTCCCTCGCGCATCCAGTGACGTAGGGGCTTTCCGACAACCTTGTTTGTGTGTGTGTCGATCAAGACGCCACGCTTCATGAAGATCGGCATCACCTCCTCGAATGCATCTGGGCTTATCCTGTCGTTTTGTTTGTCCTTGACATCTACGCTCAATTTACCAAGAAATAGCCGCTTATCCTCTCCGTACTCCGCCTTAAGTTCGTTTAGGATTGCCGTTTCCTCATCGTATCCTTGCTTATCCATCATTCCTTTAACGCAAGCATCGAAGTCTTTATACCCCGCGAGTGGCATGACTTGTGTTTTAGTTAGCCCGATATATAAAGAGTGGTGATTTAAAGTAATGCAGAAAAGTTTAAAAAGGTGCGCTGTAATGTAATGTAATAATGCCAGAACACGAAATCAAACAACTGTCGGTGAAGATATCGATGACAACGTACAACGCCCTGTTGAAAGAATCCAAAAAGCGAGAAGGAGAGCGATTCCCCGCACCGAGCCGAACAGCAAGACAACTCGTTGAGGAGCGGCTAAAGCAGATCAACGAATCTCACTAATACTGACTTGAACATCATCCTTCACAAACTCTTTGCATCGGACTAACGCCTCGTTCGCGGCTGGGCGTAGGTACGGATGTGGTTCTGTACCCCTTTTTTGAATGAATTTCGCTATTGCCCACGCCGCTTGTCTGGATGCTTTCCCCTTGCGCTCAATGCCTTTCCGCACAACCCATCGCTCGATAGTCTCGACTGGCGGCATCCGTTCTCTTGGGTCTGTGCCGAACTCAACGAAACGGGCATGAAGCGCACGGTAAACAATCTCTTTTCTTAAATGATCTCGTAATATAGGTTCTGCTGATTTTTGGAGCGTTCCTTCGTCTTTGGGCACAAGTTCCTGCGATCTCATGAAGATAAAATCTATCAATTTAAGATAAAATCTATCAATTTATCGAGTCCATTATCCACACCCTCCTCAATCTTTTTGGCGGCGGTGAGGATGTTATTCGTCTTCCGTATTTCTGCTTTGAGCATGATCGTTTTTTTGTTATAACTTAAAAGTTAGACTATCCTAACTAATGAATGCCGACAATTGGGATGCGGCAATAGGCTCCGGTATTTCCATCCCTTTCCGTTGCCTTTGATCGACTCTTCTTTCACGATCTCATGCAGTCGTTTCAACGATACGCCCTTACCGTGTCCTTCTTTCGCAATCCGTGATTTTATATTTTTACAAATATCAGTTGTTCTAAAGTCGTCCGCCCCTATCCATCCGTATCGAAAGTTC